AAATACTTACCGAAGAAGAAATAAAAAGACAACAAGCTTTTATTGAGTAAATTATTGCTTTTGTGATATTTTTATTACATTTGAATCTGTAATAGATTTATATAGATATGCCAGCACCAAAAGGAAGGCCGAAGGTTGAAGGATCAGGAAGGCAAAAAGACGTTCCAAATAAGCTCACTAAAACAGCGAGAGAGATTTTTATTGCTACTTTGGAAGAGCAATCCGACCGAATAGGAAAAGCATTCGATGATGTACTCATGGGAAAGAAAGACGAAAAAGGTAATTATATTACGAAACCGGATCCGGCTAAGTATTTAGAGCTATTCGCCAAATATGCACAGTACTTCGTGCCTAAAAAGCTTGACGTGAACATGGAAGGGAAAGTGATAACAGTAATACCGCCAAGTAAAAAATGATTCGTCGAACAAAATCAATAAAAACTATAGTGTTTTGCCGGGGTTTTATAAAATTCGTCGATGAATGTACACAGTAAACTGGTGTGATTGGGAAGATATACTGAATGAAACGTTCATACCGTTAATTGATAACCGGGACAGGTATATCATTTGCAAAGGGGGGCGTGGATCATCAAAATCAGATTGGGCGGCAAAGAAATTAATTTACCGGTGCCTGACTGAAAATTATTTCCGTTATATCCTTGTCAGGAATCAATACAACTCGATAAAAGATTCATCCTACGAAACGATAAAGCAAATAGTTTATGACTTAGGACTACAAGACTTATTCGAGTTCAAAGTGCAGCCGCTTGAAATATGCTGCATAAACGGAAATAAGTTCATTGCTCGTGGTTGTGACGATGCTAAGAAACTAAAATCAATCAAAGACCCCACCGGTGTATGGTACGAAGAAGATATACCAACAGAGGCCGATTTTATCACCATCACATCGAGTATAAGAACAACAAAGGCTGATTATCTACAGGAAATATTTACGATCAACCCGGAGGTTGAAGGAAACTATCAGGATCATTGGTTCTGGATACGTTATTTTAAAGACAAGCCCGAGAATGCTAATTTTAGCGACTTAACCACTATCCGTATTACCCGGTTCAACGCTGAAACAAAGAAAATGGAGGAAAGAGATATTGATCTCACCTACACCGTCCACCACTCCACATATCACGACAATAAATGGATACCTGATGAGTTTGTGGCCGCGTTAATGGCACTGAAAACACAGAACCCATATTATTATACGATCTATTGTTTAGGTCATTGGGGTAACAAACAGCTTGGAGGTCTATTTTATAAGAGCTTCAATGTTGGCCGAAATACATTCAACTACCAGTACAATCCGAATATCCCATTACACATATCATTTGACTTTAACGTCAACCCTTACATGAGCTGTTCGATATGGCAGATAGTCGGAAAGTCTATTTACCTTATAGATGAGATTGCAGGGAAGTCACCGCAAAATAGCACACCCGCTGTATGCAAAGAGTTTAAGAAAAAGTACTTTGCCCACCGTGCAGGGTTATTCGTTTATGGTGATAGGAACGGAAAGAACGAAGACACACGTACTGATAAGGGGCAGAATGATTTCAAGATCATATCAACCGAGCTGGAAATATTCCGGCCTACCATTCGAGTACCATCAATGAACCCACCGGTAGCAATGCGCGGGAACTTTATAAACGCAATATTCGGTGAAAACTTCGACGATATAAGTATATTCCTATTTGAGAGCAGCATTTATCTTAAAAACGATTTACTGTTTGGTAAGGAGGATTCAGACGGCACCAAGTTTAAAGAAAAGGTTAAAGGCGAGGACGGCAGGCAATATGAGAAATACCACCACTTCAGCGATACAATGGACTACTTGGTATGTGCTGCATTCAATGACTCATTCAGTAAATTCCAGAATGGGCCGGCTGCGGTTGTAATGAGATCAGGAAGACATATCCCTAATCAGTCAAGTAGGCTGTAGTATTATATCATGCGATAAAGTTGTTACATTTACCTAACTAATTTTATCATTCGTGCCATATTTGTTATACATGGCACGCACCCTTCGAGATAACGATTATTTACGCGGCATAAGGTCAGAGTCACTTCTTGCCGTAATAAACGAAAAACCTTCGGTTAAACTAGATATTGAACAGTCGGCACAAGCTGAAATGATAAGCTATTTAACACAGAGGTATGACGTTGCTAAAATATTCACAAACACATCCCAGTATAGTTCAACAGTAGCTTACAAGGCTAAAAACCTTGTGGAGTATACAGAGCCAGAATTTAACCCTTCTACCAGCTATTTAGTAGACGATCTTGTTTCATACAAAGAAAAGATTTATAAGTGTTTAACGGCTTCGAGCGGTGTTTTGCCTACTAATACAACCTTTTGGGAATATGTGCTTGACGATAAAAGCCTATTTTATTTAACGCTCCCTTACCCCGAATTTAGCTTAACAACAACATATTCAATAGGTAATCAGGTTTGGTACAATGACATTGTTTATACGTGTATTAAAGCGTGCGTAAATATTGATCCGACGTTTACAGATTACTGGACAGCAGGATCAACCTATACCGTTAATAACGTAAAGCCGACCGATAATACAAAGTGGACAGCAGGGGACAATAGAAATCAGCTTATTGTTATGTACCTGGTTGATATTGTAAAATATCACTTATTCGGATCAATCCCGCCAAAAGATATTCCGGACTTAGTAAAACAAAGATATAACGGTGATTCACCAAATGATGCCGGCGGGGCAATAGGTTGGTTAAAACGTGTTGCATCCGGTGATATTACAGCAGATTTGCCGCAACTATCCCCGCAGCAAGGCATGTCTATTCGCTACGGATCACGACCTAAAGTTGACAATTTCTTATGAAAATATTAGGCAAAAAAATATCGCTATCCATTACAAATGTCGATGAGAAAAAACCGGCAAGTGCGGATGTGAGGCGCAAAATAATGAAGCCTGAAACGCAGGTTATTAGAGCCAAAGCAGAGTTGGGAGGGTTTAAATTAGCTCTTTTAACAGCAGAGTCAATACTTAATCCAAACAGGCACCAACTATACAGATACTACAAACAAGCTGATCTTGACGCTCATTTAACAGCAGCAGTACAGCAGCGTAAAAACCTTACACTTTCACGGAAATTTAAGGCCGTTAATTCAGTCGGTGAGGAAAACGAGCAGCTTACCAGATTAATAAATAAAAAGTGGTTTTACGATTTCATTGATATATCTCTCGATTCTATTTTCTGGGGGTATTCTCTTATTCAATTTGGTGATCTTATTAAAGATGAATTTGTCGATGTTGATTTGGTGCCTCGAATTTATGTTAAGCCTGAGTTTAAAATAGTAGTTGAAACAACGGCTGCAATGGTAGGGATAGATTATACAAAAGACCCTTATCGTAATTGGTGTATTGGTGTTGGTAAATGTAAAGACTTAGGCTTATTTATGAAAGCCGCCCCGCTTGTTATTTGGAAACAAAATGCGATAGGTGCATGGGCTGAATTTCAGCAGTTGTTCGGTGTTCCCACACGAATTGGTAAAACAAGCGCACGGGATGAAGAAAGTCGTAAAAACATGGAAAACTTCCTGCGTGACATGGGAACGGCTGCATACGGAGTGTTTGATTTGGACGATATTGTAGAACTAATTGAAAGTCGTTCGCAGGATGCATTCCAGGTATTCGATATGATGATTGCACGTTGCAACTCCGAAATTTCAAAACTTATTCTTGGTCAAACCGGGACAATGGATGAAAAGTCCTTTGTTGGATCAGCCGAAGTGATGGAACGCGTACTTGCTAACTATTCCGAGTTTGATGAAACATTTATAACCGGGGTTATGAATTATCAACTTATCCCATTATTGGAGAGCCACGGTATAATGTTTAACGGGTGTACAATAACATGCGAGGAAGACGAAGAAATGGCATTGCCAGAGGCTATAAAAATAGATGATGTGTTATTGAAGTATTACGACATCGACCCTTTGGATATTGAAAAGAAATACGGAACGAAAGTAAAGAAGAAGGCCGAACCAAAGGATACGGGCGTAATGAAGGTTAAAAACTCGTTGGACGAATACTATTCATAATGTGCGGGTTTTGTGATGTTGAAAATAAA